TTCTAATGGTTCATCTGGAACCGGAATCGAATGGTGAAGTCGAAATGCCCAAAGTTCTCGTAGTCTTTTGCGAACGTCTCTTGTTAATGGAGTTCGTGTATAAGGATTTGAAGGTTCAACTGATTTCAAAGACCAAGTCCAAATTGTTGAAAATGAGAACCACCACGTTTTATCATTTTCTACAAAGGCAAAATACTCAAATGGATGTTGCCGTGAAGCTTCATCACCTGACACTAACTCATCGTCGTTTGCAAGACCTTTTCTTCTTAAAACACCAGGACCTGCTAATCTAAGATGATGTCTAACAAACCATCCACGAGCAACAGCTTGACATTTGACGATCCTCGCATCTTTTGCAAGAACATCTTTCCACAAGGTTACGTTTTTAGCTCTTGCATGGTTTCCACAATATGTATGTCCAAATATTGCATTGGCTGTACATTGAAGTGTGGAACCCTTCTTTTTAACTGCTGCACATCTAACCATTCTTTATGCGACAGTTCGTTATCTGAAAGTCAACTTTTCTTATTGACGTAAATCCCGTAAGAGTTTCATTAAAAATAGCTAGATGATAATATCCTCCAAAAAAGAGTTCAGCTACGTTCTCATCTAATATAATATAGCTATCATTTCGTGGATTTCCAAACACTGTTAAAAGACAATTCTCATTGAATGTGATTGTATCCTTTACAGTTTCATCTCCCCAATGAAATGTTTTTTCTAATAATCTATGTTTCAAAGTTCTAGAAGATTTCATAGCTTTCATGAAGGATTGGACTACTGGAAGCTTTTTCCAATACCATCCTGGTCCTCCTGGAAAATGATAGACCGAAATGCCTGATTCAATTGTTATTGGATTGTTTTTAACAAACCTCTTTAGAGCTTGATTATTGTATTGTCCATTCATGATCGCACAATAGTTGACATAAGGTTGTTCAATGCATCCTGAAATAGGAACCTTCTTTACGTAAATATCCAAATCAATTCGTTGATTCATCTCTAAAAAAAGCTGTTTCATTTGTGGGGTGTTTCTAAAGAGAAGAACACCAGAGCAAAATGCAGTTGTATTTCCATCAATTTTTGTTAAGTCAAATAGTGGTGTTTCACCTCCCCAAAACTCATGTGAAACAACACCCTCTTCAAGTGCATAGAGTTTGTTAGGATCAAGATCAATATCAAACAAGGGCTTCAAGGATTCGTTCACAAGTATATCAGTGTCTAGATATAAAATTTTTGAATATGCAGATACATCGTGATCAAATATCTTTATCTTTGAACGACCGCATTCAAATACAGTATCTATAGAATGAATACGTGTTGTAACGTTAGGTAATCCTTTTGCTGCAAGTAGAACATCAGATTCAAAATCAGATTGAGTTAGAACAATTACATCTGTATTATCTGGAAGGTCTCCATATGAAACAATTGACTCTGCTAAATATTGAAATAGAGTTATATATTCACGGCTGCGAAACACAGACATGTAAATAAGGTTACGCATTTCTAATCATTTTGTTATTAAAACTGAACCCATAAACGCGGCGACAAAATGGATCTACACATAATCAATGTATCTAAGGTATACCCAAGAATAGAATGTCAGTCAACGCAATTATCAACGCCTCCAATCTCGATATCAACAAGGTTTCTTTCGGAGACATCCGTGTAAGCAAAACTAACGGTTCCAAGAGTGTTCCGATCAAGTACAATGGACAGAACTTCCAGATGAGAATCCCCAAACTCCAGTATCCAATGGGCGTCTCAATCAAGGAAACTGAGAATGGAACTAACTACACAATGCTCGCAAGTCTTCGTGGATGCGACTCCTACGCAAAGGAGCGTGCTACAGATGAGGCAGGAGAAATCGGTCAAATGTATAATTTTCTAAAAGACCTTGAAGAGAAGGTCATCAAAACAGCCGTGGAGAAATCAGTCTCTTGGTTTGGTCGTGCTCGCAAGGAGGATGTCCTCCGTGACAGCATGAAAGCGCTAGTAAGTCCTAGCGTAGAGAAGCAAGGTGCCGAATGGGTTCCAAACGGAAAGTATCCGCCAAGCTTCAGAATGAAGGTTCCAGTGTATGATGGAAAGGTCAACATGGACGCAGTGGATATGGCAAATCGTCCGATTCCACTAAGCACTGACAACTTGGAGACAGTGTTCCCAAAGCGAATGGAAGCACGATTCATTGTCAGCCCGAGTATCTACGTCTCTGGCCAGGGCTTTGGAGTGACTTGGCGTATTTCGTATGCTCAAGTTTCAGCACAGGCAAAAGTAACGGCTGCTCAGTTGTTTGATGCTGAGGAGGATGCTGGAGAGGAAGAGGAGGAGGCGAGACCAAGTTTGTCTCAGCGTATAGAGGAGGCAGCTGATGAGGAACCAAAGTTTGCTCCTGCGTCTCCATCGGCTCCACCTGAGACTGAAGTGAAGGCTGCTCCACCGGCACCTGCAAAGCCTGGACGTCGTCGTGTAGTGGGCGCTGCGATTTAAATCCTAAAAGTTCCCAAATCCTTGAATCAGCAGGTGGTTCACAGACGTATAAATCATCGTCTATAAATACTATTTTTGATTTGTCTGGGAAGTCTAGTTCGGTTTCAGTTTGGAACTCAGCACATTCCGTTTTTTTCATGGTTTTTGTTCCACAGACCGAACAATAGTAAATAGTAGGTTTGTTAAGCACCATATCAACAGTAAGAACACGAGTAGGTCCATGAAGGCATGCATTCAAAAGTGAACTAGGACTAGTCCAGTCTTCTGCAAGAAACATCTCTACAGCAGGCCTTGATAATACTGACCAAATACTCTGTTCATTTGTCCATCCTTCTTCTTGAAGAAGAGTTGCAAAAGGCGAATCGTGAAACCAAAGAATACGAAAATCAGCTTGATTCTCAAGTGAGTGTTCAACTAATCCTACTCGCTCTAGATCTTCAGTATATAACCAATACACGTTTGCATGAGAGTAATGCCTATCTCGGGAACCCCGATAGACATCACGACCATCCATATTCCATAAATCGGAGACGACATCTACGTCATGTTCCACAATGTCTCTTGATAAATCTGTATAAAGGACCTTTGGATCCAGTATAGACTGCATTACTCAAAGGATACAACAACCTTTACGTCATGGTGACGCACAGCTTTCGTTGCAGAGCGACTAAGTTCATGTCTTTTTCTGCGAACACCTTCTTCAGTTGTCTTGGGTTGAATTGTTGTTGAACAGGCTTCCATGTCTGCGTGAATTGCATCATAGTGTTCTTCCAAATACTTTAGAACATCATCTTGAAGAGCCCACTCAAAGAAGTTGAGTTGTCCGACCGTTGTATCCAAACCCATAAACTGAATACGCTTCCAACGGCAGAATGGGTCAAACATCTTTTTGCTATACGCTTTGAGATGTGACTTATAAGCAAGATAGACAATGACATGTCTAGATCCAACTAAATAGGATACATTATGCTTCTTTGCATAATTGGTCACCAACCAGTCAAGAAGCCTAAGACTAATCCTAGATTCTCCTGATAGAATGGATTGAACTTTTTTGAAGTTTTCTTCATTTGAATAAAAGCCTTGTAACCGGTGTAGAACCCAGTGATCACGATTTTGAATGACCTCCATTTTGTATCTTTACTGCGGTATTCTCGCTTAAAGTGGGTCCATAGAATAAATACAAATGGCAGCAATTGATTGTCCTGGAATTATTTTGCCTTCAGACATTCCAAAACTTGAACCCATTGAGAAGCAAAGAGAGCAAGAACCTGGTGTTGCAAAGGCTATATGCACTTGGGAAGCAATTAATAGAATTCGTGAAGAAGGTAGAGTTATGGAAGCCACTACCCCCGGTCTTTTTATGATGATTGATGGTGAAAAGGAATACAACACGTTCTTAGACATGCTTCGCGATCAACCTCAGCAACCAGACCCAATCTTTAAGGAAGGTGATGTTATTCCTACGATTGAAGATGCGGGGTTTCCTCTTGATCGTCAAGATGAGATTGATGCAGATTTTAAGAAGATGTATGATGAAATGTTCAGTCGTTCATCTGAATTAGGTGTCATTGGAGCAGGTGATTTTGAATCCTACCTTGCACAACGTAAGCAAGCGTATATTCAGATGTTCAAACAAAATGGACTTTCTCCTATCAAACTAGAAGAAGACAATGGAGGAAGTATTGACTTCCTATCTACTCGACGAACGTCCATATACTCACCTCAACGTTCGACTACGCCGATTTGTAGCCCTATGTCATCTTCATGCGCCTGCTCTACCAATTCGCTTTCTGAAGAAATATGTTCGGGATCTTGCTCACAAACTAATGATGGGAGATGTGGGAAAAATGTGGATGCGTGATAGATGCTTTGAACGCACGATCCGATTGTATGGAAAACAAGACCAACGAACGGATGCCTGGCACACACAACGAGGAACTATGATTACTGCTTCAGAAGTTTCAAAGGTCTGGACTTCTGCAGCATCTCGTCTTGAATTATTATTGAAAAAGCTTGAACCTCCAACGCGAAGTGATAACAATGCATTCAACTCAGTTCCTGCATTGATTTGGGGAACCCGATTTGAGCCTGTTGCAAAGAAGATTTACGAAGATACAACTGGATGTGATATTATTGATGTGGGCTGTTGTCAGCATCCAGTCCACAAGTTTCTTGGAGCATCGCCTGATGGATTAATTGTTCCACGATATGCAGATGCAGACCCTCGTAGGTATGGAAGATTAGTAGAATTCAAATGTCCTATGAGCCGAACGAGAAAAGATGAAATCCCAAGTTATTACGTGCACCAAATGCAGATGCAAATGGAGTGCACGGGGATTGATGAATGTGAATATGTAGAGTTTCGATTCAAGCAGTTGAACTTTACTGAATGGGATAAAAGTAGTGAAACAAAAGGAGTCTTTGCAGTAGACCATGATGGAAAAGTAGACTATAAACCTGATACTCTAGAACTTCATACATGGCAGTCCACTCATACTGAAGACCATCAGTATATTTATTGGGTTTTGTTAGACACCAAAAAAGACTTTGTTCCAAAGGATCCTAATTGGCTGTCAGATCATCTTGAAGACTTGCGCAAATTCTGGGATGATGTTGAGAGACATCGTTCAGAAGGAACACAACCAGAACCTTTACCTACAAAGACGGTGACATTGGATATATGATCTTAAAAATCTCCACAAACGATTTGGAGGAGGTGAAAAGCGTTTGTTCCATTCATCAATTGTGAACTGACTGCCCATGCTTAGATTACATCGTGAGCAAATTGGAATCAAATTATTTACATCTGTTTTTCCACCTTTACTCTCAGGTATGTTATGACCACATTGAAAATCAAATGCGTTCATGGAGTTCGTGCACCACGAAACCTTGCACTTATTTTGAAACTTAGGACCTACGTGAACCAGCCATACTTGTTCACGAAGAGCTCTTGGAATTTTTGCTTTAGAGGACATTAGTTGTTCTCACTTTCTCTGCTTAAACTCATTAAAGCTTTGATTGATATTGATTGACTTGCCAAGGTGTAGAAACTCCAGGTGCTTCTCCTACATCATTATTTTGAACAAAGTGATTGGTTCTTTGTTGATACGATGAATCTTCAAGTTTCATAGCTCTCTTTTGTTGACTTGTATCTACAAATCTAGCCTCAAAACGTTCAGTTCGCATCATATTTAACACAAATGCAACAACAACTAATGCTATTAAAAACCAAATCCACTGCTTCATTGTTCATCTGCCCGAAAAAAACGGATGCGTGTTCTAATAAGACAAGAGATTCATCATGGAGGAAAAAGCACTTGAAACTCTTCGCACAATGTTAGGGCGTCGTAAACTTGAGACGACAACTGAGACCATCACAACGGATAATAAGAAGATGGAAAAGGTTACTCTTTATACCATAGGATCTGTATTAGTCTGCTTTAGTCAAAAAGATAAGGTATTAGCGGGTGACATCACAAACATTCTCACCTTTGCTGAAGAGAATGGACATACAAATGGAATCATTATTGTTGCAATGAGTCCTCCTTCTGAGAATGTATTGCGAGTTGCAAAGTCTCATGCAAAGAAACGTCTTGCCTTCTTCCATATCTGGCAACTTCAATTTGATGTGACTACTCATCGTATGGCAATGCCTCATCGAATTCTTTCAGAAGATGAGAGAACAGAAGTCTTCAATAAGTTTAAGATTTCAGACCCAGAGAACCAGCTGCCATGGTTGGATTCTCAAGATACGATGGTTAAATGGATTGGAGCCATTCCAGGAGATGTGATTGAGGTCATTCGTCATTCTGATGCAGCAGGAAGAAGTGCATACTATCGATATTGTGTTGAAGATGTAAATGTCGCTCAATAATAATGGATGCTTTGGAAAGAGACTATAGAATCAAGAGAGCAGAGTATGATAGACTAATTGCTCTAAACAATCCAGCAAATCTACCTGAGATTCAATCATTGAATACTCAACTTTCAAAGATTCTTCATGGTATGTTAGAAGAAGTAACAAAGATTAGAGGAACCGCTAATAATTTGAAAGTCTATCGCGATGATCTTATGCGAAAACTAGTCAAAATTCAAAAAGAGTCATCGATTCTCTTAAAACAAAAGGATCAATATGAGACACTAAGAGCTCTTCGACAACATGAACAGACTAAGTTTGATGCAACACTTTTTTGGTATCTACTTTCACTAGGATTTTTTACAATTATCTTTATTATTGTTTTGGTCTGGAAAGGAGGTTACAAACTTCCTGAAATGCCTATAATGACTAATAGTGCAACAACAATGCCTGCTTTGACATAAAGCCCTGATTCATCTGCTTCAATTACAGCACGTTGATGAATTTGTCTAGACCTAGCCAGTTCATCTTGTAGCTTAGGACCTTCTTCTTGAATTCTTTTTGAGTTTTGCTGTAGCTGAACTAGTTCGCTATTAGAAGATTGATATTCTCCTACAAAGTTTCGTATGAAACGATCATTACTAATTGTAATTGAATTCATTTGTTCAATAAATTTATTCACTGCAGCCAGTGCACTTTCATATGCAGTCTTATGTCCAGCGTGACCTGTAACTTTATAAGCTGAATAGTTAGCTTTATAAGAGTTAAGAGCCTTTTCAAGTTCAATTGGAATACCTGTTGCGCTCATTATATTTCCGTGTCTAAAACAAAATGCCAACTTCCCCATTTGGTCAAGTGAATCCTCCGAATCGTCGTGCAATGGTTGGTGATGCGTCTGAATTTACACGTTTTGTAAGAATGGCCTCTACGATTGCCCCTTATGCGTCTCAGAATCAAGCTGCAATACCAAACTTATTAGGATGGAGAGATATGGGTGCTTCTCGTGATGTTCGTACAATCGCACCTATTCTCGGAAGCTTCAAGTCTTTTATTCCGAACCGATAAACAATGGCAACTAAAACACCTTCGGAGATAGCACAAGAGTATCAAACGCTCAAGTCTCAGTATGCAAGCTATTCAGCCGAATCAGATTCATCTAAGAAAATTAAGGCTGTAGCAGATAGTATTAAACTCCCTCGTTCTCCAGTCCAACCTCATCCAATCGTGAATGAACGGAATAAGATTTTGAAACCATTAAACTTTTCAGTCATTCAAGCCGTTCTCTTTACAATCATTCTTGCTATGGTAGAGTTCTTAGTGATTCCAGGTGAGTATGCGTCCTATGTTGTATTTATCACTCTTTGTGTTGGTGCAGCTGTTGGAATCTATCTTAGTAATAGATAATGCTGGGTAACTCATGTCCTTCTGAATTCACACTTCAG